GTTATGCAAAAATTCTCTTCAAGACAAGCATATACATTTATTAAAGGTCAGTACGTTCCAATCATTATGGACAATGTTTCAAATGAATCTCAACTTACAATCGGGGAAAGAAAATACTACATTCAAAGTTATGACTTCACAATGTTAGGTTATCTAATAGATGAAGATGAGTTTGAAGTAAAACCTGCAATTGCTAGAGTTACACAGTTAATGGAGATTGATACCTCAACTAGAGGTCAAAGGAGAAAAAAATATCCACCGAATCCTGATGAAGTTGACATGAACTATTTGTTCGTTAGTGGTAATACAACATTGAGTGATGTTATGGATTATACCGCAAATATGAATTTAGTATCATCAAATAATATTGACACATTTGATGTGTATATTAATAATGATTACTATGGTAGTGACTTACAAAATATTCAGATAACAACCAATGATGTTTTAAGGATTGATGTTACTAAGAATGATGATACTCAAGATGCAAACATCTTATTTGAAAATAAGTTAGTTTAATCTTCTCCGTATATATCTTTCTTCTCCTTACATTTTTCAATGATTAAATTTTCCAAAAATTTATAAATCTTTATTCCTCTCTTATCACAGTACTTTTTTAGTATCTCATGTGATTCAGGGGATATTTTAATATTCTTTATTTCCTTCTTTATTTTCATGGGCAGAAAAAAGGCAGAATTTATTCCTACCGTTTATAAATAGATATTCAAAAGTAAAGTTTTTTCATCTTATAATGAATATTTATCTATAAAATAAATCTGCATTAGAATAAAAATTAAATAATGGCAACAGCACAAGCAAATCAAAAAGTATACGTATCACCAGGTGTTTACACATCTGAGACAGACTTATCGTTCGTGGCTCAGAGCGTAGGTGTTACGACATTAGGTCTTGTAGGGGAAACTATTAAGGGTCCTGCATTTGAACCTGTGTTCATTACAAACTACGATGAGTTCCAAGCTTACTTCGGTGGGACAGAACCTGTTAAGTTTTATAACACACAAATTCCTAAGTACGAAGCAGCTTATATCGCTAAATCTTACTTACAACAATCAAATCAATTATTTGTAACAAGAGTCTTAGGACTTTCAGGTTATGATGCGGGTCCTTCTTGGAGTCTTAAATTAATCGCTAACGTTGACCCTACAACCATAGGTATGGATGGTAGTACTGGTTGGACTGCTAATTTTTCAGGAACAACTGGAGGAACTGTTTCATTCTTAACTGCACTACCTGCACAAGTACAATCTAACTTAAACGTACAATATAGAAATGCGGATGGTAGTACATCAACATTACAAAAAGATTTTAATAATTATTTAAGTAGTATTTACCTAAATAATACTTCAGGGTCTACTGCAGTTATCTATGGAGCTATTGATTCAACGGATTACGATGATTTGACAGGTTCTACATATTCAGGTATAACAAATGTTTATCAATGTGATTCTCCTAATTTAGATTACAATGATTTATCTGCAAGTAACAACGATACATGGTATTACGCTAACTTTGACTTGCAAAGTGGAAATGACTATTCGGGATATTCATTTTATTATACAGTAGATTCTTTAACAGGTACTACAGGAAATTACGCAGGTACTATTTCAGGTATTATCTACTCATATTCGGGTACTGCTTACTCAGAATTCAATAACATGGTTGTTGCAACTTTACGTTCAAGAGGTATCTCTTTATACGATAACAGTGCTGATAGTGAAAATCACGGACCAATCTATCAAGTAACAGGTCTTACTGATTTACAAATTGTAAGTACAGGTCAATACTCAGGTATTACTCAATCACCTTATGCAACATTCTTGTTGTCAGGTGTTACTAAAGCGGATGCTAACTCAGGAGAAAGAACTTCATTCTCATTTGAAACTTCATTATTGGCATCATCTTCAAAATATCTTACTAAGGTATTAGGTGTTGATAACTTTGGAAAATCAAGATTTGAGGTTCCTGTGTTTGTTGAAGAATCATACCAAGGAACTATTAACTACGCTTACAATCAAGGTTACATCCGTGGTTTAAGTTCTGAATTAATTGCATTACCTGATGCTAGAAGTCAAGACCCTAGTTCAATTGCTTGGAATTTAGAAAAATATCAATCACCTGAAACACCTTATTTAGTTTCTGAACTAAGAGGTAATAAAGTTTATAACTTATTCAAGTTTATCTCAATCTCTGATGGAGATTCTGCTAACGTTGAAATCAAAGTTTCTATAGCTAACTTATCATTCAACAATATGTCGTTTGACGTTTTAGTTAGAAATTTTTATGATACAGATGCAAACCCAGTTGTAATTGAGAAATTTACAAATTGTAATATGGACCCTGCATCTAACAACTTTGTTGCTAAGAAAATTGGTTCATCTAACGGTGAGTTTGCTTTAATTTCAAAATACGTAATGATTGAATTAGCGGATGAAGCACCAATAGATGCAATCCCTTGTGGATTCTACGGTTATACTCAAAGAGAATACGCTTCTTCATCTAACCCTTCACCATATCCTAAATTTAAAACTAAGTACTACTACCCAGGTGAGGTTATTTATAACCCTCCATTTGGAACTGCGGCAGGTACATCTAACGCTGTTGAATCCCCAGGTGATATTGTTAGAAGAAGTTACTTAGGATTCTCAACTCAATTTGGTATTGATGAATCATTCTTAACTTACAAAGGAAAACAAAATCCTGTTGTAGGTTGGGAAACTGCTACGGATTCAATTAAATGGAACTACCTAAGTAAAGGTTTCCACATGGACTCAGGCGCTACGGTTGTAACAATCGGTAATTTTTCACTAACGAGTGGTCAAACCGCATTTGAATGTGGTGTTGCTGATTTTAGAACTGACCCTGAAACACAAGAAAATCCTTACTATTTTATCTACTCGAGAAAGTATACAGTATGTTTCGCAGGTGGATTTGACGGATGGGATATTTATAGAGAGTGGAGAACTAACCAAGATAGATTCCAATTAGGAGCTTCAGGTTATTTGGCGGGAGCTTATCCATCATCAAGATACCCTACGGCAACAGGTGATGGTTTATTCAAGAGAATAATTGTACAAAACAATACTCAAGATTTTGCTAACACTGACTACTACGCTTACTTATTAGGTATCTTATCGTTTGGAAATCCTGAAGCAACAAATATTAACGTGTTCGCAACTTCAAGTATTGATTATGTTAACAACTCAAACTTAGTTGAAGAAGCAATCGACATGGTACAATACTCAAGAGCTGACTCGGTTTATATTGCAACAACTCCTGACTACAGCATGTATACACCAGATTCAACTAACCCACAAGATATTATCTACTCACAAGAGGCAGTTGATAACTTAGATAACACGGGTATTGACTCTAACTATACAGCTACTTATTATCCTTGGATATTAGTAAGAGACACAGTTAACAACACTCAAATCTATTTACCACCAACTGGTGAGGTTTGTAGAAACTTAGCGTTGACTGATAACATTGCATTCCCTTGGTTCGCATCTGCGGGTTACACAAGAGGTCTTGTAAACTCAATCAAAGCTAGACAAAAACTGACTCAACAAGATAGAGATACATTGTATCAAGGTAGAATCAACCCAATCGCTACTTTCTCTGATGTAGGAACTGTAATTTGGGGTAACAAAACTTTACAAGTTGCTGACACAGCACTTAACAGATTAAATGTTAGAAGATTGTTATTACAAGCTCGTAAGTTAATTTCAGCTGTAGCGGTTAGATTATTGTTCGAACAAAACGACCAAATCGTTAGACAACAATTCTTAGATAGTGTTAACCCTATTTTAGATTCAATCAGAAGAGACAGAGGTTTATACGATTTCCGTGTAACAGTTTCTTCTTCACCTGAAGACTTAGATAGAAATACATTAACAGGAAAGATATACTTAAAACCAACGAAAGCGTTAGAATTCATTGACATTGAGTTCTTCATCACTCCAACAGGAGCTTCGTTTGAGAATATCTAAAATAATACAATGGGGGTACGAATGTACCCCCTTTAGCCAATATGAAACAACAAATTAAAGAAGGATTTAAAAATGAAGGTACTCCAGATATGAAGTACTACGCATTTGACTGGGATGACAACATTGTTCATATGCCAACAAAGATTATGTTAAAATCTGAAGATGGGGATGAAGTGGGAATGAGTACTGATGATTTCGCAGAATATAGAAGTGAGGTAGGTAAAAAACCATTTGAATATAAAGGTGAAACAATCGTTGGTTTTGCTGAAGACCCTTTTAGAAATTTTAGAACTGCGGGTGACAAAGATTTTTTAATTGATGCTATGAGAGCAAAGTTAGGTCCAGCCTTTAATGATTTTAGAGAAGCTATTAACAATGGTTCAATTTTTTCTATAATTACTGCGAGAGGTCATAATCCTAATACATTAAAACAAGCCGTTTACAACTACATAGTGGATGGATTCAATGGAATAGACAAAGACCAATTAGTTAAGAATCTAAAAAAATACAGAACGTTTGATGATGAAGACGATATGACTGATGATGAATTAATCAAGTCATACTTAGAGATGAACAAGTACCACCCTGTTTCTTTTGGAGACGAAGGTGGAGCGGTCAATCCTGAGGAGGCAAAAGTAGAAGCAATGGAAGATTTTGTTTCTTATATAAAGGGAATGGCTGGAGTATTAAATAAGAAAGCATTTTTAAAGAATGATGTATCTAATAACTTTATTCCTAAGCAACCTACTATTGGATTTTCAGATGATGATATTAAGAATGTAGAAGTAATGAGTAAACATTTTAAAAATAAACCAGATAATATAGTTAAAACTTATTCTACTGCAGGAGGAATTAAGCAAGAATATAAGTAATTAATAATTCTTTCAAAAATAAAGTAAATAGAAAAATTTTTGAGAGTTACTATATTTATTAGATATAAACACAGAAAACAAAAAAATTAAAATAACATGGCTGATTTATTAATGAAAATGCCGATACCTTACGAACCAAAACGTCAAAACCGTTTTATCTTAAGGTTTCCATCAAGTTTAGGTATTAACGAGTGGTTTGTGGAGACAGCATCAAGACCACAAATTGCTATTAACCCAGTAGAGGTACAATTTTTAAATACTTCAACGTTCGTTGCAGGTAGATTCAAATGGAATCCAATCAACGTACAATTTAGAGACCCAATCGGTCCATCGGCAGCTCAAGCGTTAATGGAGTGGGTTCGTTTACATGCAGAATCAGTTACAGGTCGTATGGGTTATGCTGCAGGTTATAAGAAAGATATTGACTTAGAAATGTTAGACCCAACTGGAGTTGTTGTTGAAAAATGGATTCTTTATGGAACATTCTTAACAAACGTTAACTTTAATGCATTAGATTATAAATCAGATGCTTTAGCAACAATTACAGCATCTTTACAAATGGATAGATGTGTGTTAGTTTACTAATACTATTTATAAAATAATTTATTATATTATATTTAACCGTAAAGCATAAACACTTTACGGTTATTTTTTTATGGACAATCAAACAGCAGACTACGGTCAACAAAATTTTACCCTTCCTCATGACGTGGTACCTTTACCATCGGGGGGAATTTTTTACAAAAACAAAAAGAAATCTTTAAAGGTTGGATATCTAACCGCTTCAGATGAGAATATATTAATGGGCGGAGGAACAGACTTAACACTCAACTTATTAAGAGCAAAAATCTATGAACCAGATATGAGGGTTGAAGATTTAATTGAAGGAGACATTGAGGCTATCTTGATATTTTTAAGAAACACGGCTTTTGGTCCTGAAATGATATTGAATCTGACAGACCCTGCAACAAACAAACCATTCCAATCAACAATCTTGTTAGACCAACTACAAATTATTAATGGTCAGACACCAAGTGAAGATGGAACATTTACAACAACTTTACCTAAGTCTCAAGCTGTTGTCAAAGTTAAACCATTATCTTATGGTGAAATTATG